TGATGCCCCTGGATCCGGTGATACGTTCCACCGGTCTCCGGTGGAACGTATCACCGCGCGGCGGTGCGCTGAAAGGTGGTATTCTAGAGCGCTAGGGCGCCGGCCGCTTAGCGCTCTTTTCCTACCGTCGCCGGCGCGCTAACTACCGTTAGTCGAGTATTTCCTACCGTTCGTCGATTAGGGGTCGAGAAACGTCGCTTAGTAGCCGATAATAGGGGCGAAGCGACGGAACGGCCGTCGCGCTTAGGGCCCTAGGGGCCGAAAGGAAAGGGATTACGATTCCTAAGAACGCTAAGAAGTCCGCTCCGGTCGTCGGCGCGGCCCTCGCGAAGTCGGGTAAGGCGCTCGCCGCGCTCCGCGCCGACGGTAAGACGTGGGACGAAATCGGAAGGCTCGTTAGCGGGACGGATAAGCCCGCTAGCGCGATCCCGCTCCGCGTCGTTCTCCGCCGCTACCTCGCGACGAACGAGGACGCTAACGCGGCTATCGCGAAGTCGCGTAACGGCGCGGCCCTCGTTCCGCTCGCGGCCGAGCCCGCCGCTATCGTCGCGGCCCGCGACGGCGCGGGGGAGGGCTTCCCGCTTATCGCGGCCCGTACCGGCCTTAGCGTCGCGGACGTTCGGAAGGCGTACGCGCTCGGCGGCGGCGAGGACGCTAACGGGCGTATCTACGTCGCGGCGAGCGGGGCGCGTACCCTCGTTCTCCCGGGCGGCGAGCGGAAGTCGCTTCCCCCGTTCGACGCCGACGCGGCCGCTAAGGCCGGTAAGAAGGCGGCGGCGAAGGCGGAGCGGAAGGCCGCTAAGAAGGCCGCTAAGAAGGCCGCTAAGCGCGCGGCGAAGGCCGCCGCTAAGGCCGCCTAGCGGCCGGCGATCCGGGGGCCGCTCGCGCGGCCCCCGGAAGCGGGCTTAGCGCGCCGGCCGTCCGTTTACGGGCGGCCGGTCAGCGGTCCACCGCTGCCACTGTAACCCCGACCCCACCCTGCAAATCCAAGCAATGGAGCATTCCGTGAAAAATCCGGACCAGAAAAATAAACTCAAGGTCATGAAAAGGCCCCCGGCCCACACACCAAACCACACCCTACGCGCGCGGGCGCGTACGCGCGCCTGACGGACAGATTGATCCCCTTTACTCGAGCATGATTTTCCGCTAGCCTTCTCGGGAGCGCGGCCAGATGGAACCAGAAGGTGCAGGGCCCAGATTTCTCTCGTCATGACCCACCCACAGGCGCCACCGAGCGACCTCGCCGAAGCAACATTGGACCTCCTTCGCAGGTTCCCAAATGCCGACCCCATCAAGCAGCTCCTTTATGCGACGCTGCACGCCCGCGCGAGCTTGGACCGCATCGACCGCAGCATAAGAAAATCTCTCAGCAGACAAGGCAAGGGCGCACCTGATCCCCTCCACTTCACGCCGGTCGGCCTCAACCTGCTCAAGGAGCAAGCGGATACTCGCAAGCAGCTGGGCTACCTCGCCAAGCAGTACATCGCACTGGGGATTGAAGAGCGCCAGACGAGAGTGATCGAGGACTGGTCAGCCGTCCTCCTGCCCTTCGTGACGGCACTCATGGACGACCCCGACCTCAACCTGACCCGCAAGCAGCGGCAGGCCATGCCCGAGGTCATCGAGCGCCACCTTAGAGTCCTTGAGCGCCCCGGCCTGGAGCAGAGCCAGCTAGGCTAGTCATGGCGCACCGAGGACAAACAGACAGACCCAAAGCACTGGACCTCATGTGCGGAGCCGGGGGAGCATCGATGGGTCTCTGGCAGGCGGGCTGGGCGCCATTTGGGGTGGACATCAACCCAAGCCGCCTGAAGCGCTACCCCTTCCCCAGCATCAGGGCAGACGTCACCCATCCGGACTTTCTCTCCCACCACCTGCCTGAGATCCTGGCAATCCACCCGCCGGAACTGATCATCGCTGGCCCACCGTGCCAGGGCTTCAGCGATACGGCGAGCCTGCGAGGGAACAGGCCCGTCCGACCAGGCCGCAACGCGCAGTCCGAGGCGCATCCTCCTGCGAACCTGATCTCCTTCACCCGCAGCCTGTTGAGGCAGCTGGAGATCCCTTGGGTCATCGAGAATGTTGAAGGAGCACCCTTGGTCACCCCGCTCCTGCTCTGCGGCTCGATGTTCGGGCTGCGCGTGCGGCGGCACAGGCTGTTCGAGTTCTCCGATGAGCTGATTCCCCCAACACCCCCCGCCTGTGATCACTCCTGGCAGGACGACCATAAGCCCTACATAACCAAGGACGGTCGCCCGTCGGGAGTGATCCAGGTCTTTGGGACCAGCCCAAAGGGCACGCACCTGAAGCACCCACCCAACCGTGAACAGGGCGAGACGGAACTGGCACGCGTCGCCATGGGCATCGACTGGATGAGCGCAAGAGATCTCAGCCAAGCCATTCCGCCTGCCTACATGCGGTTCATCGGGCACACGATCCTGCGGCATCGGGCCGACCCGCCGAATCAGGTCGTCGTTGTCCGCGTCAGGCGCAAGCGCAGCAAAAGGGCCAAGACCTGATGCCTAGCGCGCCCACAGGCCTCGGGGCCAGGATCAGAGCGCAGCTGGAAGAGCGCCGCCAGAGTCAGCGCTGGGTCCGCAACCCGACGGGCTGGCTCATAAACAATACGACCAGTCGCTTCTGGAGCAAGCAGAAGGAGATCGCCAACGCGGTCGTCCGGCACGCACGCGTCTCGGTGCGGTCGGCGCATGATACTGGTAAGAGCTTCACTGCCGCCCAGCTGACCGCCTGGTGGCTATCCGTCCATCCCCTCGGCAGCGCCTTCGTGGTAACCACCGCTCCCACCGCGCCGCAGGTCGAGGTGATCCTCTGGCGGGAGATTGGTAAGGTCAAGCGGTCAGCCAATCTCCCGGGACGGATCACATCGGGAAACATCCCGAAGTGGAAGACCAGTAGCGAGGAGATCATCGCTTATGGTCGCAAGCCCGCCGACCTGAAGAACGCTACCGAGGCGGCGCAGGCCTTCCAGGGCATCCACGCCCGCTACATCCTCGTCATCATGGACGAGGCCTGCGGCATCCCGGAGTGGCTTTGGAACGCAGTCGAGACCATTGCGACCAACCAGTTCGCCCGTGTGCTGGCTATCGGCAACCCGGATGTGCCCGAGACGGCATTCGAGCGCACCCACGCCCCGACCTCCCGCTGGCACTCTCTCAAGATCAGCGCCTTCGACACGCCGGCCTTCACGGGCGAGGAAGTGCCGCAGGCGCTCCTCACCGATCTGGTGTCCCCCGAGTGGGTCAAGGCGCGGGCTGAGGAGTGGGGGACGCAGAGCCCGCTGTACCGATCAAAGGTCGAGGCAGAGTTCCCCGAGGTCTCAGAAGAGACGCTTATCCATCCCAGGCTGGTCCAGATGGCGCAGTTCCTCGACCGCAGCGCCGAAGCCATGGGCACGCCTGGGCGCTTCGGCCTGGACGTTGCTCGGAGCGCGAACAAGAACGAGAACGCCTGCTACCGGAACAGAGCGGGCCATCTCAGGTTGGAGTTCGCAAACTATGAGCCCAACACGATGCGTACCACCGGTCGGGCGGTCAGGCTTCTCAACCGGACTGGAGGCAACGCTCCGATCATCGTTGATACCGTCGGCGTCGGCGGTGGAGTCTTCGACAGGCTCAAGGAGCAGGGGTTCCCGGCTCAGGCGTTTGTGGCGTCGGAGGCGCCATCGACCCCGACGGGCAAGAAGCGCTTCGTGAACCGCAGAAGCGAGCAATGGTGGAACTTCCGCAAGATGTTCGAGCAAGGACTGATCGACCTACCGCCTGCCGGCGAGGACGACAAGCTCGCTAGCCAGCTGCTCTCGATCCGCTACCTGATCCGTAGCGACGGCAAGATCATGGTCGAGTCGAAGGAAGACATGGAGGAGCGTGGGCTCCCGTCCCCAGACAGAGCGGATGCCGCAATGATGGCATCGGTCGATGGCGTTACGATGTCTGGTGACTTCTACCTGCCGCCGCCGCAGTCGATCCAGGGTGTTCTCGGGATTCACACCCCGCAAAACAGCATCCTGACCGATCTGGCCATCCCCGAGGATCTTCAGGGTCTGACGGCCGACCTCCTCACAAAGGTGTGGTAATGGCTGATCACTACGCGCAACTGACCCCGACTGAGCAGTGCTACTGGAACGCCTACACGCGACTGCGTCAGCTCTCGGACTGGGCTGGCTTCACCGATACGCAGCGCATCGAGAAGGAGGCGGCCAGAGACTGGCTGGTCAATCAGCGCAAGTTCATTTGGCGCTGTGCTGAGGGCAAGGAGACGCCTGAGTACAAGGCGGGTTGGGATATCAACCAGCGCGCCGAGCGCTATGACCAACTCAAGGACGACAAGCTGAACTCGGGCGAGCCGCACGGCATGTGTCAGTTGCCGACCGACGGCGATATGACGGACTACGAGAAGTGCCAGATCTCTGAGCGTGAGATGTGGTGGAATCAGTCGTCCGTCGATGACCAGACCAAGGGGTGGCGCCAGCGTAACGCCGACATGCTGACGCAACAGCGCAAGCAGCTGTGGCATCTTGGCGAGGATGAAGGCTGGGATGAGAACAACCGCAAGAAGCGGTACAACAATCTTTGCGTCGCCACGAAGTACGGAACGCCATATAGTGACTGGCAGAAGGGTCACAACGACCACACGGGCGAGCCTGTCAAGGGTGACGGCAAGTCGGGGCGCTCCAAGTGCAAGGACTGGCTCGACAGCTACCTCGGCACGCACGAGAGCCCAGACGGTTCCAACAAGGGCTCCCCACAGCCCAGCCAGTGGCAGCATCGGGTGTACGGCGACGACGGCGTGCCGTGGTGCGCTTGCTTCGCGGGCTGCTCGGCATGGGACAATGGCGTCTCTGGCTCGGTCACGGCCGGGGTCTGGAACAACACCGAAATGGCCAAGAAGGGCCAGGGCATCTACAAGGGGTACACGACCGACCCCTCCAAGGTGCACGCGGGCGACCATGCCTTCATCAACGACGACCACACAGGGGTGATCTACGACCGCGACACAATGACGACCGTCGAGGGCAACACCAGCTCGGGCTCCGGGGGCAGCCAGTGGAATGGCGGAGTGGTCGCTAAGAAGGATCGTGGCCCGGGCTATTGGACTGGATACGGACTGGTGAGGTTCCCCGATGACTGACAAGCGCGAGCCCGGCAGCGACGATCAGATGGGCGATGATCGCCTCGCTGAGATCCAGCGCAGGCAGGATCTGGAGGACGCGCGCTGGGTGGAAGAGCAGCGCAAGGTAGAGGCACAACCAGACACAGAGGAGAGTGAATCATGACCGAGACTCCCGAGCAGCCCGAGGGCCAGGCAGAGGACGAGGGCCTGACGCCGGCCCAGCAAATGGACGATCAGGAGCGCGCCAAGAGCGGCGACGCGCTGGAGCCCATCGATCGCGACAACCCCGAGGAGCCCACGCCGCCCAAGGAGCCCAGCGACGAGGGTGACGACGAAGAGCCTGCGGAGTAGCAGGAGGCCACCATGGCTGCGGGACGCGGCACGACTGACTTCCAGGACCCGCCTGACCGGGAGATTGGTCGGTCCGTTGACTCGACGCAGGACTTCACCGGCCTGCTCCCGTGGGGGCAGTGGGTCGATGACGTCGAGCAAGCCCCGCAGCTACGGTGGCCGATGTCCATCAAGGTCTACGACGACATGCGGAACGACGCCCAGTGCCAGGGTCTGTACTATGGCGCGACGGCGGCGATCCAAAGGTACACCTGGTACCTCGATCCCAACGGCTGCCCGGCCCGTTGGGTGAAGTTGCTCGCGGCGGACCTGAATCTTCCGGTCGGGATCGATGCGGCGGTCGAGGCTGCCAACTCGGCCGTCAAACGTGCGCGCCTGCGTTCACAGAAGCGGTTCTCGTGGTACAACCACGTGGCTACTGCTCTCAAGGCGCTGCAGTATGGTCACTACTACTTCGAGCAAGTAGGAGAGATCACAGACGAAGCTCCTGGCGGCGGACAAGTGTGGCGTCTACGGAAGCTGGGACCCCGGCACCCAAGGACGATCACCGAGATCCTCGTCGCACAGGACGGTGGGCTGGTTGCGGTGCAGCAAGGCTATCCGGCGACTATGGTCCCGGGTGCGCCAGGCGACCGCAACCCGCCCATCCCCATCGATCAGCTGGTCTGCTACGTTTGGGACCAGGAGCCCGGTAACTGGGTGGGCCGGAGCATCTACCGCCCGATGTACAAGAACTATCTGATCAAGGATCGACTCCTGCGAGTGGACGCCATCAAGCATGAGCGCAACGGCGTCGGCATGCCGATCATCGAGGCCCCTGAGGGGGCAAGTGGACCTCAGATCCAGGACCTCGACAAGATGGCACAGGAGTACAAGGTTGGGGAGCGTGGCGGCGGCGCTCTGCCTTTCGGGGCGAAGTTGACCCTACAAGGTACGCAGGGCACGCTTCCCGACACCATCGCCAGCATGCGCTTCCAGAACGAGGAAATGGCGCGCAGCATGCTGATGATGTTCATGCAGCTAGGCCAGACGGAAACAGGCAGCCGCAGCCTGGGCAAGACGTTCATCGACTGGTTCTCCATCCAGCAGGAGAGCATCGCCGATTGGCTCTGTGATACGGCGAACGAGCACATCATCGAAGATTGGTGGGATTGGAACGTAGATCCTGAAGCAGACGAGACACCGCTACTGGCGTACTGGAAGGGTCCTGACGCGCAAGCGTCAATGTCGGACTTTGGTCCGGCCGGGCCGTCCGTGAAGGAAGTCCAGCAAGGCGACCCGAGCGAACATCCCGGTCAGGCCACGATACCTGCTGGGGGTTCCGCCACCTCCAGTGGGACGCCTGCCCAGTCCCAGGCGTCTGGAGCGACGGCCAAGAGCAACGGGCATGCGGTCCATTGAACCTCCTGGCCCTCGTGACCCTGGCGTCCACCTGGCCCATCTGGACGCGGCAACCGTCGCTCCGATAACTTCAACAAGGAGACACTGATGAGCGAACAGCCCGACCCGCAGGCGGCAGGCGACGTCGTGATCGCCGGTCAGGCCCCGCCTGCCGATGTTAGCAACTACCCGCCCGGCACCGTCTGGATGCAGATCCTCCAGAGGGCGGCCGACGCCTCGGGCAAGACCTACAAGGTCAACATCTACAGCACCAACATGGCTGACGCCGTCCGGGTGTTCTATGCCGGCCCGGGCTATGACGGCGGCGACCCACTCGGCGAGTTCAGGCCGATCGCTTGGGAGTACCCGCCCAGCGGCGGCGCACCCGGGCTGGTGCTCACCCCCGACCAGGTCGTCGCCAAGTCGTTCTTCTACCGCATCGAGGCGCATGTCGCCTCGGTCAAGATCCACCTCGACGTGCAGCTCGGCGCACCTGGCGTCGAGCAGATGGGTCGCGACATCGACTGGGTCGAGGCCCAGAAGCACACGCCGATGGGGCGGATCGAGGAAGAACGCCGCAAGGCCCGCGACATGATGCGGCCGACTGGCATTCTCGGGTCGCCCAAGTCGAACCGCCAGCGGATGCCGGGGCGCGTGCCGAGGATCTGACATGCCGGCCAGGTCGCAACAGCAGCGAAGGTGGGCGTTCGGCGTCAAGGGCGCAGCCTGGGCGCGTCGGCACCACTTCGACAACAAGGGCAAGCTGCCCAAGCGTGTCAAGGGCAGCAAGTCCAAGAAGCGCCGCAAGGGAGGGCGCAGGAGGCGCAGGTGAGATGGGTCTAGTTCTACTCATCATCGGGATCGTCCTGCTCGTGCTCGGGTACTTCATCATCGGCCTGATTCTGATTCTGGTCGGAATCGTACTGATGTTCGCGCCTGGGCCGTTTTACGGGTACGGATGGTACCGCGACCGGCGGAGGCCGCCGCCATGAGCCGAGCACTCGATCTCTCTCGTCCACTCCCTTCAATCTTGGCGGCATCCGTCGATCTGGCGAACCTCGTCGACATCGAAGACGTGGAGATATGCCAGACTGGCATCGAGTACCCTCTGGCGAGCGGACCTCGGACATTCACGACCGATGACCTCGCAGACGCGGTGAGCAGCCAGGAAGATCCTGCCGTCAAAGCGCCGAGGGTGAAACTCGGTCACCTTCAGTCGCTCGGGATCGAGCATGACGGTCAGCCTGCCATCGGGACTGTGACGGACATGTCCCTGGCGCAAGGCGGGCACCTCATCACGGGGACGCTGAAGCAAGTGCCCGAGTGGCTGGCCACGATCCTGCCGTCGGCCTACCCGGCGCGCTCCATCGAGGGCGCCAATGAAGTCACGACGGTGACCGGCAATAACTGGAACTTGGTCATCACGGACCTAGCCCTCTTGGGGGTGCTCTGGCCGGGCGTCACGACGCTCGAAGACATCCAGGCCCTCTACAGCAAGAACGGTCCCGATGACCTGACGGTGCTAACGACAAAGGAGGAGGTGGCTGCTCTGGGCGTCGCAGCAGCATCGGCTGTCACGGCGCAAGTCGACATCGACACAGTCGGTCGGGAGTGGTCCAACCATAAGGCAGCCAACGGCATGCGCTGGTGGTGGATCCGGGCCATGCTCATGGACCCGAACGAACTGATCGTCGAGGATGAGGATGAGGGCGAGCTGTATCGCGTCCCTTACCAGATCAAGGGCGAGGACGTCACCTTCTCCGATCCCATCGCCGTGAAGATCGTCTACGAAGACAAGCCCGCAAAGGAGGACAAGGAAGCAGCATCGATCGCGGCGGCAGCCGCTCTGGCCGGACTGCAAGCAGCACGTCCTGCTCAGAAGATACTCGCCAAGTACCAGACCAAGGAGGAATCCATGGGCGGAGTCGCATCCGCGCTGGATCCTGTCGCTCTGCGGCAGGCCCTCGGGCTGGACGATGACGCGACCGACGAGCAGGTGACGCAGACGCTCGCCGCAGCGGGGTTCGTGACCCCGCCGGGCAGCGAGCCGCCCACCGGCCCGAACGCGCCAGCGTCCGAGCAGCCTGGAACCGTCGCCACCGGCGGCGAAGGCCAGCCCGACAACGAAGCACCCGGCAATGCCGGCAACGACCCGGGCACGGGTCAGCCGACTGCCGCTCCGGTCACGACGCCGCCCGCTGGCGCCGTCGAGCCACCGGTCAACGCCAGTGGCACGGTCACCCTCGACCAGGCCACCTACCAGACGCTGCTCCAGGGTGCCGCTGCCGGCACACGCGCCGAGGCGCGTCAGCAGCTCGGTGACCGCAACGAGATCATCGCCGCCGCGATCAGCGCCGGCAAGATCGCTCCCAGCCGCCGCGACTTCTGGCTCAAGAAGTTCGAGGTGGACGAGGAGGAGGCCAAGACGCTCCTGACGGCATCGGTCGATCAGGGCGGTCTGGCTCCGGGCCTCATCCCGGTCACGTCCATCGGCGGCGAGCACCCGCTGGAGGACACGACCGTCGAGGCGTACCCCAAGGAGTGGCTGCCCGACATCCACGGAGGCGGCAACCTGAAGGCGCAGCGAGGAGGTGGCATCGCCCATGAGTAGCGCCAACCTCGCCACTCCCTACTACGAGCCTGGGAGTCGAATCACGGGTCGAGCTACCGGCTCAGCCGTGGTCGGCAAGCGGTTCGTCAGCCTCGCGGCCAAGAAGGACCCCGCCAGCCGCGAGCTGGACCCCGGCGCGACGGGCGGCAACGTCCGCATCAAGCCGGCCATCGCCGACGACCCGTTCACCTTCGGCGTGGCCGAGACGGATGCGGCCGACGGCAAGGTGACGACCGTCTTCACAGACGGCTTCGTCGTCCCGATCACCGCCGGCGTGGCGCTCGCGTACGGCGACTACATCAAGCCCGGTGCGGCCGGCAAGGTGGTCAAGGCCGCCGACCGCGCCACGTCCTACGGGATCAGCCTCAGCGATGCGGCGATCGACCAGGACGCGATCTGCCTGCTCAGGCTCTAGGGAGGTGATCTTGTGGAGCACAACTTCATCGAAGCAGTGGAGTTCGAGCCGGTGACGTTCGATCGGTTCGAGGGGTTCGTCACCTATGGCAACATGCTGGCCGCGGCCGGTGCCGCTCTGCCTCTGACGACATCCCATCCGCTCGGTCCGCCCGTCGTGACGGGCAACACGATCACGGTCGATGCCATGCTGCGTCAGCCGACCCGCATCACGCGGATGATCATGGACCTGACCCAAGAGCGGTTCATCGCCGACCGGATCTTCACCGGCGGCGGCGGCGTCACGGGTGGCGCGGTCGTCTACGACATGGCGACTGACAACGAGCTGTACCTGAACCGTGACGTCGAGGCCATCGCACCTGCGGCCGAGTTCCCGCTGATCATCAGCGATCAGCTGGTCCCCGCCGTGGCCGAGGTCGAGAAGTGGGGCGCCAAGACGTTCGTCACCGACGAGGCGCGCGACCGCAACGACACGGCCGGCTTCACGAAGCTGATGAGGCAGCTGGCGAACACGTTCGTCCGCAAGCTGAACCAGCGGGCGATGGCCACCCTCGACGCAGCGCTCGCCGGTGGCGGGCGTGACGTGGTCGGGAACAACTGGGCCACCTATGACCCGGAGACGGACCCGCCGCAGCAGTCCCCCGCCTATGACTTCGGTCGCGCTGAGATGCAAGCGACCAACGAGGAAATGGGCATGGACTACAACCTGTGGCTGGTCAACCCGCAGGAGGCCCTGAACCTCACGGCCATCTACGGCCCCGCCCTTGGCGGCCCGATGATGCCGTCGTTCTACTCCAGCCCGCGCGTTGCGCCCGGCACGGCATACGCCGTCGGCTCGGGCCAAGTGGGCCAGAGCAGGATCGAGAAGCCCCTCGGCACGGTCACGTGGCGAGAGGACAAGACCGAGCGCACGTGGGTCCAGTCCAGCGTGCGGCCGCTGTGGTTCGTGGACAACCTGTTCGCGATCCTGCGGTTCACCCATCTGGCGGGCTGAGCTATGGCCGACGGAGAGCGCCGCAAGGTCAAGCACGCGCAGTTCCGCTACCACATCCCGACCAAGTCCGTGGACGTCAAGACGGGCAAGGAGCGGGATCGACTGTCGCCACGCATCGCCCGGCGCGACGAGTGGATCACGCTCGCGCGCCAGGAGGACATCGATGCTGGCGAGGAAGCTGGTGCGTTCTACACGGATGAGGAACTGAACCCGCCGGCAGTCGCCGATGGTGAGGAGGAGTCCTCCTCGTCGGGCATCGACGACGACATCGAAGGTGACGACCCGAGCCACGATGAGCTCGTCGCCTGGATCCGCGACAACCGGCCCAATGCGGGCGAGGTCGTCGCGCGGGCTGGCGACGATCCTGACATGGCTCGGGCTCTGATCGAGGCCGAGAACGAGGCCAGTGGCGGCGATCCCCGCAAGTCGGTGATCGAGCCGCTGGAGAAGATCGCAGGCTGATGTCAACCTGGCCAGACGTTACTGACCTGCCGTCCGTGGACGACCTCGGAGCGCTGCTGCGTGCGCGGACGCAGGACAGTAATGATCAGGAACTGGGCACCTTCACCGATGACACTCGACCGACAGACATCGAGGTCAATCGGATCATCGCACAAGCGGCGTCTGTCGTGTTCGGGGCGACCGGCTCGTTGGTTGACCTCGAATGCGACATCGCCGATCAAGTCAAGGAGAGCGCCAAGTACCTCATATCGCTGCTGGCAGCTTGTCTCATCGAGTTGTCGTACTTTCCCGAGCAGGTTCGATCTGACCGATCCGGCTTCCAGGGTTACTACGACATATTCACCGGGGACATGGGAATGAAGGCTCTGCTCGATTCCGTAGCTGAGTGCCGCGGAGGGCAGGTAGAGCCCGACGCCCCAGGGCAACCACCAAACGCATCCTGGGAGTTTCCCATCGACCTCGGCGGCATGGTGGGCTGGCAGACCAAGTGGTGATGGATACTTTCCAAATCATCCTCGGTGTTCTGACCTTCCTCGTCGGCGTGGCTGGCGCGGTCAAGGCCGGAGCGCGACTCTCCAGGGGTGAGCTGGCCCAGACGGTTGAGGTCCAGCACACCCTCTGGGAGGAAACCCGTGCGCAGTTGCAAGACTGCCGCGACGAACTGAAGGCCGCCAAGGGTGGGACGTAGACAGTGGCTCCTCGTTCTGTTTGTGAGCATCGCCGCCGCTCTCTGTGGAGCAACGGCGATCGTCAGCGGCCTGAATGCAACTCAGAGTCCGAGTACCGAGACTGTCACGTCAGAGACGACGGTTCAAGGTACACCAGGGCCGCAAGGGCAGCCCGGCGCGCGGGGCTCACGTGGCTCGAAGGGCAGCGCTGGCTCGAAAGGGGCGCAAGGTGAACCCGGAATCGGAACGCCAGGTCCCGCCGGACCAGCAGGACCTCAAGGAGCTAAAGGTGACCGCGGTGCTACCGGAGCAACTGGAGCATCAGGCCCCGAAGGCGCCAAGGGCGAAAAGGGCGCAACTGGACCGCAAGGAGTTCGCGGCGCAACTGGAGCGACAGGCGCGACAGGGGCGACTGGTGCTACAGGTGCCCAAGGGGCGCCAGGCCCAGCAGGTGCGCCAGCCCAAACAGCAGGGCCGGTCTGCCCGCCAGGGACGACGCTCATGAGCATCGGTGTCCATCAGCGTGAGCCAGTGGATGCCACGACGACCATCCTCGTCTGTGTGGTGACTCCGTAATGGCCGGCACAGAGTGGCAGGTCAGGACATACGGGGACACCATCGTCCACCGGAAGCTCATGAACATGGCCGACCAGGCTGAGGACCTCTCGGAAGCTTGGCCTGCTGTCGTCGAGATTGCTGCGCGTGGCTACGAGCGATCGTATGATCTCGAAGGGCCGGGCTGGCCAGAGCTAAAGGCTAGCACGATCCGTCAGCGCATCGCCAAGGGCTTCGCGCCCGGCCCCATCCGAACTAGATCCGGCAAGGATCGAGCTAGGATGACCGATCCTCTTGAGTTGTACTTCAGAGGTCGGGCTCACTCGATTGATATCTTTGGGACGGATGTGGCCGAGTTGCACCAGCACGGCACAAAGCGGATGCCCGCACGTCCGCTCAAGCTGACGCGCTACTACCAGGACCAGATGTCGCTGGCGATCCGCAACACGCTGTCGGAGGCGTATGATGTCGGCTGATGGCGAAAGCGTCTTTGGGCCGTTCGTCGGCGTCTACGACATTGATGAGTGCATCATCGATCTCTTCAAGACGTGGTCGCAGACCTATTTGAATGAAGTGGCTCGGAGGACTGGGGAGCCTTTTGCTCGGATGCGTGCGCCACGGTCGTACAGGGCCAGCCATGAGATCGAGTTCATGCCTGAGGATCAGCGCCCTTGCGTCGTCGTCGCCTGCGTGACGCCAGATGAGCCGATCTACATCGCCGGTGCTTCGGCATCGCCGTCGGAGTACGGCACGAACATCACGATGGCCTGGAACTACGACATCGGCGTGCAGGTTGTTGCGCAAGGCTCGAAGAAGGCGAGCATTCCTCGAGCCCACCGACTCGCGATGCTTTACACGACAGCGCTGCGCCTTGCGCTGATCCAGGCCGAGACTGACTTGACCCGCAAGCTTGGGTGGTTCGTGGATTGGCGAGGCGAAGCCCCCGACATCTTGGAGACCGATGCTGATCGTACGACATGCGTCGGAGTCTCGCACTACATGATCAGCGTGCCGAACTCCGCACTGCGGAGCGGTGGTCCGCTCACCCCAGAGGAAGGAGATCCAGACCCGGATAGCTCGACGTGGCCGGTTGTTCAGACAGTCGATCTGGACATCGAGAAGTGGCCGACAGAAGAACCATTCCCCGATGAGTAGTAGGAGGTGAAAAATGCCGCGACCCGGAGTTGATGTCAACATCATGGATGACCCGGTGACCGCCGAGGCCAACCTCGATCCGTCACAGGGCTTCATGGTCGGGGTCACGGAGCGAGGGCGAGCTGGGATGGTCCAGTCGTTCTCGGAGTTCACGAACAAGTACGGTGGTCGCACCGCCGACACCCTGGACCTGTACGACGCCGCTCGTGGTCACTTCGAGGAGTCCGGTGGCGCGACGCTGTACGTCAGCCCGGTGTCCGGGCCGACGGCAGAGGAGGCGGAGGGCGACCTCAGCACCTTCCTGCACGTCAATGCGCGCGGCAACGGTACTTGGGCGAACACCCTCACCGTCGACACCAAGGCGCCCACATCGATGGTCGATCTGGCGCGTGGCGGGGTCATCTACGAGGTCAGCGATGGCACTGACGTCGTTGAGGTCAGCCCCGCGCTGATCTCAGTCGAGGACGCCATAGACTGGTCCGAGCGTCGCTCCAACTACGTCATCTTCTCGCCGTTCACCGGCGTGGGTGGCCCGACGGAGCCGGTGGCCGGGCAGTCCGTGGATCTCACGGGCGGCGCTGACGACCCCGCATGGACCGACGTGGAGCTGCAGACCGCTCTGGAACAGTTCCCCTACAACCTCGGTCCGGGCCAGGTGTCGGTGCCTGGGTCGAGCGAGGTCGGGACGTGCGAGCGCGTCGCCCAACACACGCTGGACACCTACCGGGTCGGGCTGTGGGACTTGCCCGACGAAGCCGATCCGCAAGATCTGGCCAACGCCCTCAGCCAGTTGTACGACGCTCCAGGCATCCGCAACATGCTCGGCGTCGGGCCCAAGGTGTCGTACCCATCCGACACGCCGCCCGCAACGGTCCTCCTGCCGGCAACTGGCGTCCAGACCGGGATCATCGCGCGCTGCGACAAGCAGGGCGACCCCAGTCTGTCGGCAGCCGGTGTGGACGGCTACTCCGTGCGTGCGCTCGGGCTGGGCCAGGTCTACACCGACGCCGACCGGGAACAGCTCAACGACCTCGGCGCTGCGCTGTTCAAGGAGGTCTACGGTCAGGTCAGGATGTACGGCTATCGCACGATGGCCGGGCCGTCCGAGACCAACTGGCGATTCTTCCAGGAGTCGCGCGTGATCATGATGATCGCTCACGAGTGCAACGCGGTCCTGGAGGAGTACGTCCTCAAGACGATGGACGGGAAGCGTCAGCTTCTGTCCCGCGTCAACACCGCTCTGACCGGGGTGTGCTCTCGGTTCTGGGTGGCCAACGCGCTGTACGGCGAGGCGGCGGGCGATGCCTTCCGCATCGACACGGACAAGCCGAACACGCTCGAGACCATGGTCGCGGGCGAACTGCACGCCAACGTGCTCCTCAAGACGAGCAAGCTGGCCGAGTGGGTCGTCCTGAACCTGGTCAAGTACCGGACAGAGCGGCCGCTGCCGGCCGCCGCCTAGGAGGTGATGTAGGTGGCAAACCCCGAACGCCAAGACACCTGGCTGATCTCGTGCGTCCTCGA